GCCAGCTCACGGCTGCTCAGGTCGTGCTCCTTGCATATACGCTGCAGGTTATTGGCCACTATCTGTGTGAGGTCCATGCTTTTCACTCTGTTAGGCATAACTGACTACCCCCGATGATACAACCAAGGGCTTGTCCGTACAAGTGGGTGGTGAAAGTGAGTATTTGTGGGTTACTATTCGTACAGCCATGTGATCCTCCGAGATCTGATGGTCAGCCTAGCGGTATGGGCTCTCTCCCTGCCGCTGGGCGTCTTACCCTCATAATATGTACTCAAACACTACACATGTCCACTATGGGCGGTGTGGTTGTCACCTTTTGCACTGCCTAATGTCGGGTAATGGTATAAAGTCTCATTTGGCATAGTTTGATAATAAAAATTAGCAGTGAGGGTTTGGCATGGTAGAGGTGCTTCGTTCCGGGGAGCGGTACACGGTGAGTCTTGACGGCGATGAGATGGCCACGTTCAAGCACCTGCTGGACGCCAACTGTTTCGCGCTGCAACTGCTAGAAAGGGCGATGGCGACCTCTGTGACGCTGATATCTGGGCTGGAAATCACCTAAAAACGTGTCGAAATAAATGCAGGCTTACATTCTGGGCCCTATTCAGCGGCCCTGTAGCCCTTGGTACTGCTAGTCTCTGTATTATCTCCTAGTATTGTTTGACTTATGCTTGGATTCATGTTATAATTCCTTGAATCAGTCGTTATTGAGTAGCGACCCCCAAGGGAGCGATGCTTAGACACTCAGCATCATTGCCTCAACTGTTGAGTTCATCGACAGTTATTGAGATTACCCCACCTATACCTGAATTCCACAGATCATCATGGAGGATTATCTATGGCGTCAATCGACGGTTACTCGAAATACGATATACAAGAGTCTGGCAAGGTTATCGGTCCCAGAGGGCACGCACTGTCATCCTCGACCACTTCAGACGGCTATGAGCTCATCCCGCTTTACAGCGATGAGGGCAAGCAGAAAACATTTTCCCTTCACAGGCTTGTTGCCTTGGCTTTTGTGCCTAACCCAAAGGGCAAAGCTCAGGTTAATCATATCAACGGGGATAAATCAGACAACAGAGCATCTAATCTCGAGTGGTCCACTAGGTCCGAGAACATGGCTCATGCAGTCAAGCATGGGCTGATCCCATGCAAGGTAACGACCAGCGGCAAGCTAATGATAAAGGAGCTGGTTGAGGCAGGTATGGCTAAAAAGCTAATCGCCCAACTAATGGGTGTATCGCGCTCATATATAAACAAGATCCTGTCAGGGAGAGCTGTAACACATGCCTAGTCCACAGCGCCAATCGCGCCTATACGCCGTTAAGAGCCACATTGAGGGCCATATCCTCATGCTAAAGGAAGAGACCAACCTATTCCTAGATCACCCCGTTGGGGTGGCAGGCCATAAGTCGTTCCTAAAGGACATTGAGGACAACATCTCACTACTCGCTGAGTACCAAGGCATGTTGGATATCATCGAAAAGGAGTTTAAATAATGATTAAGAATCTACTGACGGCAGCGGTGGTCGCTGCCTCTATACCAGCCACAGCGCAGCAGACTATTTCCGATAGCGGCACCGGGCAGGTGCTGTTATTCCCCTTCTACAACGCAGACAACAACACCAACACCTACGCACACATCGTCAACAACACGGCAGACACCAAGGCAGTCAAGGTGCGATTCCTTGAGTACCTGAGTGGTGCCGTAGCGTTAGAGTGGAACCTCTATTTATCGCCCTATGACGTGTTCCCAATGGCGATTGCCGCTGACGCGGTTGGCGGCGGAGCGGTGCTCACCAATGACGATAGCTGTACCGTGCCAGCTCTGGGCACATCCAATGGCGCCTACTCAGGCACAACCAGCGAGCTCGCGGATGGCTCAACACTCCGCAGCCAGCCATTCGTGCCGTTCCTGTTCGCCGATGACGAGGTCAACGGAGTGGCTCGCACATTAATGGGCTCCCTTGAGGTCATTGAGATGGGCGTGGTTGATGGTGCGGCTGTTGACGTCACCAAGTGCGACGAGATCGCAGAGCTCTGGGACAGCGGGGCATGGTCTAGCAACTCATCAGCCAACCTGTCGGCGCCCACTGGTGGGCTGTCAGGCAATGCCTTCTTCATCAAGGTGGACAGCGCCTACAGCACGTCTATCCCGGTCACTGCAATCGATGGGTGGTCTACCACCGTGCAGCACAAGGCACCCGGATCAATGCTGCCAACGCTCGATCAGGGCGTTAAGACGGCCACAGTAAATGGGCAGCTCGTTGACTACACCAGCAAGGCTAATGGCTCTGCACTGGCCACCAGCGCGCTCCTAGCGGCCCATACGGTGCTTAATGAGGTGACTGTTGAGTCATCTATTGCCGCCAGCACAGACATCGTGCTGTCATATCCTACTAAGCGTTACTTTGTGTCTGGATCAACTGCACTGGCGCCGTTCACCAAGGTGTATGACAACACCAAGGACGTCAGCACGTCGTGTGAGACCTATAAGCTGTCACAGTATGACCGCGAGGGCTTCAGCAACACGGGCTCTAACTCATTCAGCTCTGCAACTACCTATGGTGTTGCTGGTCCTGTCTGCGACAACCTGTCGGTTGTCTCGTTTGGTCCATCGTCTGCACTGGGTGTCGGCAGCGTCAGCGTGCCGGCTGGATTCAACTATCAGGCAGGTGTGGCTAAGTTTGTGGGCGAGCAGGTCATGCCTAAGTCGGACAATGGTGTGACAATCACCGGGCTTCCAGTGATCGGCTTCGCATCGACTCGCATAGCTAACGGTGCATTCTCATACGGATATAGCTCACCCAACAAGACATTCGCCACAATGACGGTGACAAGTGGATCGTAACAGCCACTCAATACTGATCGGAGCTGCCTGCCTGTTCATCATCATGAGCATCGCAGGCTGTACCACCCTGACAACAGAGACAGTGAAGACGGCTATCGAGAAGCGCAGGATTGAGCCATGCCAGTGTGAGCCGACACAGTCGCCAGTCACCATCATCATCGTCGAGGATTGAGCATGGACGCAGACATCAAAGAGACATTATCGAGGCCCATTAAGTACGCAGTCATAGCGTGCTATGCAACAAGGGACGCCATAAAGGACATAGATGTGGACCTAACTAAGTTGGAGGTTGGGCTGCAGAGCAAGGTAGACAGCCTCACTGCTACGGTTGAGGCACTCATCGAGAGGCTAGAGCGTGAAGAAGAGACAGAGCAAAGACCCACTAAGCACAGTAAGTCAGCCAAGAAGGCACAAGGTTAAGACAGACCTAGACTCATATCCGTGGATAAACGATTGGTTCGAGGCGGTGATCGTGGCAGTCGCACTGTTTGGGATAGGTGGTGGAGCGTTAGGTCTATACGTTATTAGTCAGTCAGTACCGTAACTCAAGGATGAGATATGAGCGAAGACATAAGACATTTGTACATCATGGTTGATCCCAATCAACCAGAGTGGATTAAGTTCGGAGAGGCACAGGATCTAGCAAGCAGGCTGACATCCTACAACGTGGGATCACGAGGCAAGCAGTGTAGATACCATGATACTTGGGATGTACCTATCACCGTACATGATAAGGATATGCACGCAAAGCTAAGAGCAGTCAGTGAAGGCCAAGAGTATGAGTGGTTCAAGGTAGATGCTGATGTAGCAGCCAACGTCATTGATGCTGCAGTAGATGCAGTGTGGGATGAGGTAGACCCAGAGCACAACGTACACATCATTGATGAGCACATGATTGATGACATACATGGTGACGATTGGGCAAAGGTAGGCATCGATATGCTCACACCAGAGGCATGTGACGTGATACTCGATAGATGGAATAGTCAGGCGAGCGCGGCTTAGTTGTACTGGGAATAATCTGGACATAATGTATGACATTAGGTGTAGGCATAAGGTATGACATTAGTGTAATCATGTCGCAATCAGACACAACCTGCACATAAATGCAGCGATGAATGCAATGAACACGCTGTAAACCGCATAGGTAAGCCATTCTATAGCTGACGTAAATGTTCATTTAAGGAAGTTAGACCCCTAATGGTAATGGGAACGAGAATCATTCTCATTTAGAATAGGGTGGCAGCCCAGCATCTAGGCCAAATCGACCCCCGGGGGCCACAATTTGGGCAGATGGTACCTACTCATAGTCTTATAAGGGTCCAAATATAAAACTACTCCTATTACTTCTGCTGCCGATCACCGCCTTTGCCGACGAATACCGGCTATTTGTGAACGATGCGGCCACATGTGCCTCCTACGGCTTCTCAGGGGACGTTTGCGTGGTGCCGGTGAATGGTACCACCCAGACACAAACGCCGCCACAGGCCCCTACAGAGCCTCCTAAGGGCAATGAGCCCTGCCGGGTCAGCGTATGGAACCCCTGCGACATCTATTCAGATTAAATAAGGACATTTAATGCGAAACGAGCTAGGACAGTTCATGCCCGGCCAGTCCGGTAACCCCAAGGGCAGGCCGCTGGGCTCCAAGAACAAGCTGGCGCACTCATTTTTTACTGATTGCCTAAAGGTTTGGGAGGAGCAGGGATTTGAGGCCCTCAAGGAGATGGCGCTCATTGATCCAGGCCAGCTTCGCCCGGATGGTGGCCCAGACCATGCCCAAGGAGATCGACATCGACCAGATCTCGAGTGATAAGAGCATGGTACCGCCCGCGACGATCAATATTATCGCCCAGAAGCCCGAGAAGGAGGTGCTGGCCGACCTGCGTGAGGAGGGACCCGTTGCCGAGGCTGTCAGGGCCGTAACCTTTGAGCTGATTCAGGAAGATGACGGCGAGTGATTGATCACTGTAACCTCATTGGAGATCAATGGATAGCGAAGCTATGAACGCCCCAGCCCTCAACATTGAGATGCCGGCCAAGATGGCCGAGCTATTTGACGGCCCCGCTAGGTATAGAGTGGCCTTCGGAGGAAGAGGAAGCGGAAAAACTCGCACCTTTGCGAAGATGGCAGCCGTCATGGCCTACAATTTCGCCAGAGCGGGCAAGGTGGGGCAGATACTATGCGCCCGTGAGCACCTGAACAGCTTGGAGGAGTCTAGCTTCACTGAGATCCGGTCCGCCATCGAGGAGGACCCGTTTCTGGCCAGCCAGTTTGATATCGGCGCCCGCTATATACGCACCAACTGCAAGTCTATTGACTTCACCTTTGCCGGGCTGCGTACCAATCTGGAATCCATTAAGTCCAAGGCGCGTATTCTGCTGTGCTGGTGTGACGAGGCCGAGAGCATTACGGACATGGCGTGGCGGACCCTATTGCCGACCGTCCGGGAGGAGGACTCCGAGATATGGGTGTCATTTAACCCGCTTGACCCGGAATCCAGCACCTATGAGCGGTTTGTTGATAACCCGCCCAAAAATGCCAAGGTGGTCAAGTGCAATTTCTCTGATAACCCGTTTTTCCCGGAAGTTTTGCGGCAGGAGATGGAGAACGACCGGGCTAGGCTGCGTCCAGAGATATTTGCCCACGTTTGGGACGGCGAGTGCCTCGATTTCCAAGAGGGCGCCTATTACCGGGACTGTATTTTGGAGTCGGGCAAAAATGGCCGCATCAGGCAGTTTCTAGACTTCGACCGGAATATCCCCGTGGTGACCGCTTGGGACCTCGGGATCAACGACAGCACCAGTATCGTATTTGCACAGTTTATCGGCTCAGAGATCCGCGTGATTGACTACTACGAGGACTCCCAGATGCCCCTTGATCACTATGTGAGGGTGCTGCAGGACAAGGCCAAGGAGAAGGGATACGTCTACGGCACGAGCATCCTGCCGCATGACGCTAGGGTCCGTGAATTGGGCAGCGGTAAGTCCAGAATCGAGATTTTAGGCGAGCTGGGCGTTATGGACATCATTGTGGCGCCATCTCTGAGGGTTGACGACGGTATTGCTGCCGTCCGTATGGCTTTTCTAGCCGTGCTATTTCGACGAGAGCCAGACCAAGCGGCTACTGAAGTGCCTGAGGCACTACCACGCTGAGTGGCTGGAGAAGGCTAGGACGTTTAAGCCCAAGCCTGCCCACGACTGGAGTTCCCACGCGGCGGATGCGTTTCGCTACCTAATTATCGGCTACCAAGACCTGACGAGCTGGTCTGGACCCATGAAGTCACACGGAAACAGCGGTTCAGCCATACGCAGAAACAGCCACCTATACGTTGCATGAGGATTTGATGAATTATTCAAAGCTAAAGGAGGTGATCGCGGACTTCGCTAACCGGCAAGATTTGGGTACCCAGATCCCGGTTTTCATTGAGATGACGGAAGCGCGTCTGAGGAGGGACCTCAGAGACAAGACCCGAATGACGCAACGGGCAGAGGCAATGGTGTATGGGGAGTATTTTCCCCTGCCGTGTAACTGGGTCGAGACAACCAAGGTGATAGCTGGTGGCCGACCCCTGCGACTGACGGACAGTTTCAACATCGAGCGTGTTGAGCTGTCTGAAGGTCCTAAATTTTATCGACACGCCGGGGACCAGCTCCAACTGCTGCCGGCGGTCGAGGGTGACCCTATCTCGTTTGAGATGGAGTATCTGGAGTTCCCAGAGGCGTTATCCGACGACAACCCAACCAACTGGGTCCTAGACACATACCCCGACATCTACATCTACGGCGCCATGCTGCAGGTCGCGCCCTTTCTTATGGACGACGCTAGGCTGCCGGTGTGGACGCAGGCGTATGGGGAGGCGGTTAAGTCTGCCAATGGCTCTAGCGATAAGGCCCAATCATCCGGTTCGGCACTGAGGCTGCAGCGTCATGGCCTCGCCTGATCCTCTGGCGGGGGAGGAGACGGTCAAGGGCTGCGGCTCTTGGTCGGTCATCTCTGGGCCTAACGACTGCGAGGAGTGGGGCACCGACGAGGACTGGATACTGATTAACGCATTCTGGCAGGACATTGCACACTACTGGCGCGACATCGCATTCTGGCAGGACCACACAACTAACTGGGTGACGATTTAATGGTTGACCATATTAATAATGGCGAGTCTGGCCTCAGTGTCCGCGAGAAGCTGAACGAGGTCATCGACCGCACCAACACCCTCAACGGTGTTGAGAATCAGGTCGAGACAAACAAGAATCTTGGCCAGCAAAACTCGGCAAGGATCGACAAGGAGATCCAAGACCGCATCGATGGCGATGCAGAGCTTTGGGACCACGTCAACGACGTAGAGGACCAGCTAGAAAACCTCGACGTTTCAATACTGGACAACAAGATTGACCAAGAGATTACAGACCGCACCGAGGGAGACGCCGCCCTACAGGGTCAGATTGACCAAGAGGCTGCAGACCGCACCGAGGGAGACTCGGAGCTGCAGGACCAGATCGACGCGATACTTGCACAGCCGGGCGCCGGCATGGTCATCTCGGACACGGAGCCAGAGCCAGATGATCGGGTAGAGGGCCTACAGTGGCTAGACTCCACCACCGCAGAGGTATGGATCTGGGATGGCGAGCGTTGGCTCGAGTTCCCTGTCATGGGCGGCGGCATGGACCTGCCCGAGATGACTAACGATTGGACCCCGAACACGCTGGCCCTGAGGGACGATAAAGGTAACGCCAAGTTCACCCAAGTCACTGTTAAAAACATAACATTCTCCAATAACATTGCAAACAACATGGCCGACACATGGTTCCTGTCTGGCGGTGAGACATCTGATAACGGCATAAAGAAGAACGATGCCGAAGGTATGCGATCAAGCTTAGATGTGTACAGCAAGGCTGAGGTGCAAAATCAGATAGACGCCATACCAGAGCCCGCGCAGCCGTTCTTTACCGACATCGGCAACAACACCATTGAATACTTCGGCGACCAGCTATGGGTCACCGCATTCCGAGACCCCTACGTCGGCGCAAAGCTGGGCAGCGACATAAGCTGCTCTGGATCGTTCTCAGCGGGCGCGGGCGGCACGTTCGGTGGCAACGTGGGTATTGGCGTTAGCGATGCTACTGACAAGCTACATGTTTCAGCGGGTGACTCAGGCGGCACCTCACATTCTTACACAGACCTTTTGGTAGAAAGTAGCACCCATAATGCAATACAACTCTTAGCAACCTCTTCTAGTGAGCAAGCCCTTTGGTTCGGTGACAACGATAATTCGGTAGCGGGAGGTATTAGTTACTACCACCCTAATGACACCTTGACCTTTAGGGCGGGCGACTCTGCACGCATAACCATCGAAGGTTCTGGCAACACCGCGTTCTATGGCAGCGTCACAGTAGACGGCGAGATAAGAGGCAAGCAGAACGTAATCGCTTACTACTCAGACATCAGGCTGAAGGACATACAGGGGCCAATTGAGAACCCCGTTGAGAAGGTTAAGGCCATTGAGACCTTCTACTACACACACGGTGACAGGGCGCGTGAGCTTGGCTATGAAGGCTCTGAGATACAGGTAGGCGTTAGCGCACAATCTGTACAGGCTGTAGCACCAGAGCTTATACACCGCGCCCCTGTAGATGATGACGGCGAGGGCGGCAGTGTCACTGGTGAATCGTACATGACCGTTGATTACCCAAGACTTGTTCCGCTGTTAATCGAATGTGTCAAACAGTTATCTGCTGAGATTGATGAGTTAAAGAAGTGAGGCTAAGACCTGACAGTCCCTCTATCTACCTACCTGACAGTGGGCAGATTGACTTGAACGCGATAGGCGTTGAGGCAGGGCAGGCTAATAACAGTCAGACAGCATTAAACGATGCCGCAGTCAGGGACATGATTGGCAAGGCGTCGGGCGCACAGAACGCAATGAGCGAGTACTACGGTGCCTCAAGTGCTAAACCTATTGATATTGCAACAATGGGGCCGTCTGTGTGTAGGTTTTATGCAACATGGCAAAGCGGAAAGGCGCGTTACATTCCGGGTCCCAGCGCGTGGAAAGGCGGGGCGCTGTGTAACCAAGCAACTTCTGAAGTCGGATTTGTCATGTCAAATGAAAATGCAGAGTTAAAGGCGGGGGTAACTTACAGGGTCGAATTTGAAGCATCCAATACTTTTAATAACGACAGATGGGATGATTACGGAATAAGTATTGGCCTTTACACCGGAGACTTTTCAAAGACACCTATGTTCGAGCCTCATGCCCCCGAAGGGAGTCATAATTATCTCGAATCTTGGAATTCTAACTACAGCGTACAACCCGACATTAGGTCCGAGACGTATCTCTGGACCATGCGGTATGCCGATGGCGGCGCGAGGATCAACGACAACGGCAATATGATATATCCAACCGCAACCCACATGATCCGTGGAGGCGGAAATTGGGGAATGCAAACAGGCGCCATCACTCAATTCAAGTCAGGCTTTAACTGGACGCCCGGAGAAGGAACATTGGGAGTAAAGCTTCAGAACCTAGCCCATCAGAGCAACTCAGGAACCGAGCTACAAGTTATTAGATTAACGATAACCCCATTGTAAAGGAGACAGCAATGTCTATTAACAAGATGACCACATTTAGCACACTGGCGGCAGTCTATCGACGTGCTAGCAGTGTTGTCTTTACCACGCCTGCCGAAGGCACTATTCCCTTTTGTTAGGTTTGTAGAAGAGGACGTGATTAGCGATGCCGAGGGTACTCGTTACTCCCCCTCTGGCACTGCCTTATTTGCTGACATTGATGTATCGGATGCCGCTGAGTTTGTTCTGTATGACACGTCGGGCGCTGTTGATGACAACCCAGATTTTAACGAGACCAGCATTGCTGATCTGATGGCTATGGATAATGACAGAACAACAGACCTGCCTGTTAAGGGGAGCTTCACTAATCAAGATATAGCTGATCTCCTATTCAGCATGTACATCCACCTGTCCCACCAGAGGGCCAACCCTCCCGAGGCGCCAGAGGCGCCAGAGGAAGAGGAGACCGCAGTCGATGAGTAAAAGATCCGTAGACAATCCCGCCTCACTCGGCTGGGAAGATAACGGAGGCGGCTTCTGGTCGTGGTCCGCTGCGGGTGGCGGTAGTTCATTTCCAGAGGCTCCAGAGGACGGCAGCCAATACGCAAGACAGGACGCTGATTGGTCAGAGGTTGTCGCTTACGATGACACAGCTATTGCAGACGCACTAGCGGCGGCACTCTTACGCATAGAGTCATTAGAAAACGCTCCTCCTGTGGATGCTTACACAAAGGCTGAGTCTGATGGTAAGTATCAGCTAATCGGCAGTTACGCTCTGGTCGGCGCGTCTTATACGAAAGCTGAGAGTGATAGTAAGTGGCAACCAAAGGGTAGCTATCAACCGTCTGGGAATTATGCTCTTGTTGGAGCCTCATACACCAAGTCTGAGTCTGATGGTGCTTATGTTCCAAAGACAGGCAACACAACTATCAACGGGACTCTGACTGCCAAGGATATGGTTGCAACAGGATGATTGATCGAAACACAAAGAGCCTGCCGGGTTCTGGGACTATCAAGCTCAGTCAGATAAAGACTGAGTTTGGCAAGGGCAACAACCTGCTTAGTTACTTAGGTGCGGGTGGAGTGACATCATCCGCCCCTATTAAGCTGACTGACTTTTATGGGAAATCTGACACTCCTCCATTACCCGGTGCAGGTGCTGGTTACTTTGACGGCACAAAGGCAAAGGTCAGCCTTGGGATATGTTATCCGAAAGGCTGGGCTGGCGGCACCGCGTATGGCGTAAGCGGCTGGAAAGCTAGCAAGGCCCTGTATGGAGATTTTGCAAATTATTTTGAGTCAATGATTATTGGAGATGTCGACGAATACGGCACCGCCGAGTGGATGATCCTTGTTTACAAACCGGGGCAGCATTCCAAGATGGGTGGCAAGACACGCATGACAATCAAGCAGGATGGCCGCCCCACTACCAAGCTTCAGCTTTTTGACAACACGGGCATCTACGGCAACTCGCTTGCTTCAACCAGCGGCAGGCTTGCCGTTTTTAGCCAGATGACAGGGCATGACCCAGAGGGGCAGATGGGGCCGAGTGTTCGTGAAAATTATGTCTGGAACCATACAGGATACGCCTTCCCCAACCTTGATTCTAAAGGTAATCAGAACGACGTAACGGTGGAGGTGACGGCCACCAGAATCGGTGAAGCAGCTGACGGGCTGGCTGAGAAACTTAAACCAAAAGGAGGCCACCTGCACCATTCATAGTCTAACCATAACCTAAACAGCGGAGATAGCGGCGTAATGGCTGACACAACAGAAGTATATAAATTCTTAAAGCCGCTGGTAGGCGGCAGTGAGAACGAGTGGGGCGGAAACCTCAATGATAACTTTGATGAGCTGGACGACTTACTCAGTGGTGAGAAGCCGGTAAACGGTATCGACATCCAGACCGGCAGCATCGACGGCTCTCTAATCACCGGTATCCTCGGGCAGTCAGACGACGACCTCGAAGACGACGAGGAGCCGCTGCAGATTCACCCAGACACGCACATCAACGGCAAGGTTGATCTACTGATCGGCCTGAACCCAGACGCGGACGACGATAACGACAAGGGCCTCGGAATCATTCAGGACTGCGTTATCAAGGCAAGGGACCTAGAGGTCAGTGGCCGCATCAAGGAGAAGAACGTCATAAAGGGGTCGGCCACATCGACCACCTTCAACCCAGACGCGGGGACCGTTCAGTACATGTTTGCGCCAACTGCTGACTGTGAGTTTGACGTGCGGCTGACTGATGCCGGCGAAGAGATTACGGTCATCCTAGAGAAGAGCAGCGACACCGCTGTGAATATTGAGTGGTCTGCCAACGGCAGCTCGCAGGTCTACTGGGTCGGCGGCGGGAGCCCGGACCTAGAGATAGGCATCAACGTCATACAGTTCTTCTCCTTCGATGGCGGCACAGGCCCCAGAGTAGTAGGCGCTTTCTCGGGTGTCGCAAGTTGATAAAGTCGAGACTACTGACAGTCACCGGAGAGGGCGGCAGCAAGTACATCGGCGAGAGTACTTACGACGAGCCCGTTGAGGACGCCACGTTTATCGTCCCTCTGGGCCTCCGCCGTATACACTTCTGCGCGATTGGCGCGGGCGCCGTATCTGGCGGGAGTCGAGGAGATAGTCAGGCTTCTGGCGGTGGCGCTGGCGGCCTTGTCTGGGTCAACAACATCAACGTAGAGCCCGGCGAGAGGCTGTCGGTGCGCGTAGGCTACTCGGGCCAGAAATCGGACACAGGCAGGTCTGGTATCCGCAGGCCCGTTCTGGATGCGGACGGGGATCAGGAGCTTCATCCCGACACGGGTGAGCCAGTGTGGGAGTGGATAGCTTGGGCCTATGGCGGCGGAGGTAGGACAGGAGGCGATTTCGGCGTTTCAGATCCCGGCAACATGGACCACGGTGGCGGCAAGGGTGGAGACGGCCAGTATGGGCCCAGCGGGTCAAATATGACTCAGGTTGGAGCTGGCGGTGGAGCTGCCGGCTATACAGGAAATGGCGGTAACGGTGGCCAAGCCCCCGCCCCAAACTCTGGTGGCGCCAGTGGCGGCAGGAATCCTACCGAGTATTACATAGGTCTAAATAGAGGCTACAACGGCGGCGGGGTCGGTGTTAAGGGCAAGGGCGCTACGGCGACACTCCCACCCGAGACAAGCGGCACAACTGGCTACAACGGCAACCCCGGATCTGGCGGCGTGGGCATTCAGTTCGGCGGTGGCGGTGGCGGACCAAATCAAGACGACGCCGGCCACGGTGCCGCAAGGGTCATCTGGGGCATTAAGTTTAACTATCCAGACAACGCTGACATAGAGGCGGTTGAATGAATTATCTCAAGCTGCAGGTACCAGCCGGGAGTCCGGTGGCACGGCACAGCCTACCAGTCCTCTGACAGGTGGCACGACGCCAATCTGATGCGATGGGATCAGGGCGCCATGATGCCCGTGGGTGGCTGGGTACGCTTTGTCGATAACACAGAGGACCCACAGGCGGTCAACATTACCGCGAGCTTTGGTGACACGTCAGTGCCCCGTGAGGCACATAGCTGGTTCCTAGACGACGCGACCGGGACAAACGGCGCAGGCTACTACTTAGCCGTTGCGACAGCGACACACCTATACGCCATGAACGGCTTCGGTGAGGTTACGCAGCTGACGTCTGGCAAGACGCTGCCGGGTGCAGAGACGCCCACGCTCAACAAGGGCTACGGCGGCGGTCTTTACGGTAAGCAGGCATACGGCACGCCAAGGCAGACAGAGGGGCAGACCAAGCTCCCGGCGACGACGTGGACTATAGACAACTACGGCGAAGAGCTTATGGCCGTATCCACCAGCGACCGCAAGATATGGCGATGGAAGCCTACCGAGACAGAGGAGTCGGAGAAGTTTACCGAGCTGGCTAACGCGCCACGGTGCCTGTCACTGGTCGCCACTGAGGAGCGTTTCCTGTTTGCCCTCGGCGCTGAACGAGACGGCACCATTAACGTCAGGCGTGTAGCGTGGTGCGACAGGGAGGACCCAGAGGTCTGGGACCTCACGGTGGACAACGAGGCCGGTGGCTTTGAGCTGCAGACTGACGGCGCCATTAAGTGTGGCATCCGTGTCAGGGGACGAACCCTGATCCTGACCACCTCGGACGCACACGTCGCACAGTACTCTGGCCCGCCGCTGGTATACGGATTTCAGCAGGTCGGTAAGAATTGCGGCATATCTTCAGACAGGGCTGCAGCGGCAACTGGTGCCGGCGCCTTCTGGATGGGCCGGGACGGTTTCTACACCTACGACGGCTCTGCCGTCAGGGAGCTGCCGTGTGAGGTTTCTGACCGAGTATTCCGGTTTATCGACACTACGTTCCTCCATAACGTGTTTGCCGTGGCCAACGCAAAGTACAACGAGATCACATGGTTCTACACATCCACACAGGCACCCGGAGTCGAGGTGACGGTTGACGGGAAGGTGGTCATCAAGAAGGTGAACGACCGCTATGTGACTTATGACTACGCCCAGAACATCTGGAGCATAGGCGAGATCACCAGACACGCAGGCGTTGACTCGGGAATCTTTAACGATCCTATCTGGTTGGACGAGAGCTGCAACGTGTGGCGCCACGAGATTGAGAATGCCAGCTTTGACGGTGCTCAGGCATGGGCCGAGACCGGCCCTATATCACTGGGCTCTGGTGACAACGTAATTAACGCCACTCAGGTGCTTACCGATAGCGGCCCACTGGGCCGTGTTGAGCTTGAGTTCAAGACGCGCTTCCAGCCACAGGGCGAGGAGATCACATTCGGTCCTTATGCGGTGCAGCCACAGACGGACGTTCGGTTCACGGGCCGCCAGATGAGGATGAGGGTAAATGTTGTCAATGATAGCAGTGGCTCGCACGATGTCCGTATTGGTGACATGCGCGTGCTTATGGGCAGTGGCGGTAGACGATGAAAGACAGTCGGAGTCAGGAAGATATCCAACTGGAGCGAATGCGAAATACGCCAGAGCCTCCCCCGCCATACAGTGGTGACACACAGCTATGGGCGGAGGACTTGGACAACTATCTGCGGCGCAGGATACAGCACCTAGAGGACAGGCTTAACAAGGCGGCGACAAGAATCTCACGCATGGAGGCGTTGACAGATGAGCGAAGCAACGAAGCTACACGAGCAGGTATTGAAGGCACAGCCACACATCCAGAGGGCACTTGACCACGGTGGCAATACCCATGACTTCGTTCACATCGTCAACGGCGTTATCAGCGGCAACCTACACCTATGGCCCACAGAGAATTCGGCCCTAGTCACAGAGTTTCACAACTACCCCAACAAGCGGTACCTGCACATTTTTCTAGCCGGTGGTGACCTTCAGGAGATCAAGGACACGCACGAGGGCCTAGTGGAGTTTGCGAAGTCATACGAATGCGACGGCCTGTCACTAAATGGCCGCGCTGGATGGATCAAGGCCCTAGCTGACCTCGGCTTTGGCACCAACGGATTACGATACGTCACACAGGAGTTTGACAAATGAGTGGAGGAAAGGGCGGTAGCGAGACTACCGAGCAGAAGATGGACCCCGAGTTTAAGAGGGAGTTTCTTCAGTCAATGGAGACTGGGCAGATGCTTTCTAAGCAGTCGCCCATCCCATACGGCGGGATTGTGCAGGCGGCGCCCAGCGCGGCAACCCGTCAGGCGTGGACCAATGTTGGAGGCCAAGCAAACCTGCTCGGTGTTGGCATGGGAGAGGCAAACATAGCCGACAGCCTGCCTACCCACGAGGTAAGCAGGGGCGGGATTAAGGGCTACACGACCGAGACCGGCCACACACAGAACCTAGCAAACGCTTGGAACAAGTACCCTGAGCTTATGCAGGAGCTAGAGGACTACATGCCGGGCGTTGTGACGCCCAGCGCGTTGCACAGAGAGAATTACAACTGGTTCAAGAACATGGACCCAGAGGGCGAATTCCAGCAGGGACGGAAGAAGTCAAGATGGGGCGCTGACTATGCAGACATTGCAGATATGTACCGAGGGAGGTTCAACGTATGAGTGGCGGACAACAAGGCGGCCCACAGATGGGCGGCAGCGGAAAGGGCGGCACTCAACAGATGCCATCTGGCGGCAAGGGTGGCCCACAGGTCAGCCCACTAGGACCTGCCGGCCCACAGGGTCACATGATGCCTAATGGGCAGCGACAGACTAGGCCGGGTGGACCTCCTCCGGGTCGTCAGGGCTATGGATTGGACGGCCCCGGCTTTCATGCTACACAGCCGCCACAAGTATCTCAGTGGCATAGTGGTGGATTACCTCAAGTCCCGGTTGGGACGATGCCCAAGTTTGCCGACTTTAATCCAGTAGGCCAGCCACAGGGAGGGTTTTCAGAACAGTGGGGGCCGCAACAACCAATGGGCCAGCCACAACCAATGGGCCAGCCACAACCAATGGGCCAGCCACAAGCCAATTTCGGCATGCCCCAGTCACCACAGGGACGGTCAAGGCAGTTAAGTGGCTTATTATCAAAGTTATACGGAGGCTAAGATGGCCGGCAGCAATCCAATGTACGGACAGAACGGCGCAGGCACCTCTGCATCTGGTGGCAAGGGAGGCTCTATGGGCGGCTTCGACACTATGGGAGGAGGCAAGGGAGGCGCTCAGGCGTCGTCAATGGCCTCGCCAACTGCACCGCCACAGCCTGCGTCAACGGGTCCGGGGGGAATGTTCAACACCCTAATGAGCAACGGTATAGGAGACGCCGTGCAGACCGGATCGTCTGCGCCGGCGGGAGGTGGACAGGGCCCTAACGCATTTGAGACTGGACTAAACGCCCAGAACAGTGCAATGGACTTCTTCCAGAACCAGATGAATAACGGTTCAAACTCCATGAACCAGCAGTACACGGACATGATTACCGGCATGATTAAGGACATGAGTTCTGGCGGTGCCGGTCGTGGTGGCAGCATGATGGGCGGCGGTGGCGGTGGGCCCATGATCGATACCACGGCGGTGGCCAAGAGCCTGTACGACTATGACCCGGCTCAGGTGCAAGCTCAGGGCTATGAGGCGGCGAAGCTGTCCGACATGGATGTGGGCCAGTACATGGACCCTTACATGGACGCTGTCATGGACAGCACTATGGGCGACCTAGACAAGGCTCGAAAGCAGGCACTGAACAGCACGGGAGTCGCAGCCACAAGCGGCGGCGCCTTTGGTGGTGACCGGCACGGCGTCATGGAGTCTATGGACAACGCTAACTACCTCGATCAGGTGGCTAAGTCATCTGCACAGCTGCGCTCTCAGGGCTTCCAGAACGCTCAGGCGGCGGCCATGAACGACTTGGGTGCAATGAACCAGCAACGAGGCGCAAACGCCATGATGGGCCAAGAGGCCGCAATGGCTAACGCTACGTCCCAGAACGAGAGAAACCAGTTCGTGGGGGCCACTGCAAGCGCAAACGCCAACTCAGCCAAGCAACTGGCAGCACAGATGGCAGCAATGAGTGGCAGAGGTGGTGGTGATGGTGGAGCTGGAGACCGGCGTAACGCCGCAGCAAGCCAGCAGGCAGCACTTCAGGCGGCTATGCAGATGCAGGGCATGTTTATGGACAACAACATAACTAGCCAAGGCATGCAGAATTCTGCCGCCAATTCCGTATACGGGATGGGTCAGGACCGTTGGAACATGGCACAGAACGCTACCGACGCATTGGCTCAGGGAGGCGCACAGGTTGATGCAATCAATCAGAATCTAGCCAACTCAACTCAGGACGTCTGGAACCAGCAAGTAAACGCTGGTCAGGATCAGTTCAATCAGTACCTTGCTGCGCTCGCAGGAGCCCCACAGGGCGACACCACCAGCACGACAAGCAAGCAGCCCGGCGTATTTGACTATCTGAGCACGGGCGCTGGCGCTGCCGGGTCGTTCTACTCTGGCAAGGGAGCAGGTAAATGAACCTAATCGAGCAATTATTAAAGCAGTTCGCTGAGAAGTCTGGCCAGAACAAGCCACTGCTTCCGGGACAGCCTGCTGGGGGCACGCCTCCGTTTGTGCCTCCCATGCGTGAGCCTGTGCCTCCCATGCAAAACGCGGCCACCCCGGCGCCGCCACCTCAGCAGGCACCAACGAGCAGTGGCTGGGCTGGAGATTTTGCCGGCGAGAAGCTGTCTCAGCAACCGCAGGCGGCACTTAAAGAGGTCACGCCGCAGGGAAGGCAGCACCTTCACGAAGTGCAACCGAATGTCACTGGTAAGCACCTCCAAGACATTCAGACGCCAGACCGGGGCGATCCTAAGCAGAAGTGGTTTAAGACCCCTTTCCACAAGGATAACGACCGCATGGCGATGATGTTCTCTGCCCTGTCTGACGGATTCGGTGGCATGACCATGTCAGGCAAGAGCGGCATGGCTGCAATGAATAAGGCCAACTACGCCAAGGGCATGGAGGGCGTGAAGAATAACAAGACCATGAGATACCTCGTGGACAACAACCCGGAGCTGGCTAGGAAGCTGATGGATATAGCCCCAGAACACCGTGGCGAATTTATGCAGCTCGCAATGAAGAAGGATTTTGGCCTAGACAAGGAATTCAGGACTAACACTTCTGGGGTGCAGATTGATGAGGCAACCGGACAGCAGTTTGTCGTCGTGTCTGACGGGTATGGAAGCAGCAAGGTTCAGTACTTAACGGGCAAGGACGGCAATCCCATAACTGGGGAAACAGCCCAATCAGAAGCGGACCTCAAGGTCAGGCTTAACGGCATCAATCTGGCCGCTGAGAAGGGCTCAAAGTTCTTTGATCAGGGGGAGAGCATTAGGCGAGACGTGAGGCTGATGGACGAAGCGAGGGGCGCCTTGGCAGATGGCGCTCAGTCGGGCGTCTTTAGGCAATATTTACCAGCTTTCGATGAGGCAACCCAGCGCCTAAGAAACGCAGCAAATAACGCGGGCATCAACATCATAAACTCCGCAACCTTTGGCGCCCTAAGCGAAAAGGAGATGCAGCTCGCAATGAGCACAGGCATACCCCAAGGGCTTAGTGAGCAGGAGCTTGATAAGTACCTCGAGGCGAAGATTATTGCCCAAGAGAAGCTATATGCGGAAGTAGACCAACGTGCCAGAGACCTAAATAGCGGATCTAAAACGCTAGGTGAGTGGCAGGAAACATGGAAGTCTCAGGACGAGGGAAGGCAATACGATGATGCCTATGCGGACGGCTATTCTGGCTTGACGTATGACCGACGAAGAAAAAAGAAAGAGGAAGATAAAGACGATGAAGATGCTTGGGGCGGGACCATGATAAGAAGGGGGCCGCAATAATGCCTGTCTCAACTGTTTTTGCGCCAGACGGTAGCGAAATTGAAGTAAGGCACCCGCCTAACGCTTCCGATCACGAAATAAGGATGCAGGGCAAGAAGATATTTGAGGAGGCCGCTGCGGAGGAAGCTAAAAATGGAGACTGGGGAGACCGCGCCAGAGAGCTGGGCGCGGGGCTCGCGTTTGAGTACGGTGACGAGATCGAGGCAGGCGTTAAGACCGGCTTTGGTTTCCTTGGTGACTACAAATCGGAGCGAGACCAGATCCGAGGAGAGATGTCCGAGTTTAGGGAAAACAACCCCTATGAGTCATTGGCCTATAACGTAGTCGGCTCTCTTCCTACAATGTTTATTCCCGGCATGGGCGCAGCCAACACACTAAAGGGGGCAAACAGTCTCGGAAAGATTGCCGCTGGTGCGGCCACCACTGGCGCCCTTGACGGCCTAATTACCGGCTCTGGAATGAGCGAGAACGACACGTTTTCTTTGGGCCATGCTGGGGATATCCTCAAAGGTGGCGCAATGGGGGCAGGTGTTGGAGGGCTCTTAGGTGGCGCTGTTGGCGCGGCTGGCAATAAGCTGGCGGGCATGACAGCGGACAAGGTGAATGGTATGCCGGCCACCGCAGTCACCGCCGAGCTTGAGAGCATTGCAAAGGCCCTTCAGATGAGCACTGACGAGCTTGTGGCACACGTTAATTCGGGCAAGCTGGTGGCAGAGATTCCAGAGCTGGCGCCCCTAGTGAACGCCTACCAAGGCGCTGGAGAGTCCTCTAGAAAGATGGTTCAAGAGGTCTATGGCGGAAATAATGGCCGAGGCAATGTGATGTCTAGGCAGGCCGAGGAGCAGGTTAATAAGACACTGCTTGGCGCGGACCCAGAGAACCAGATACTTGCAATGGAGAGGCGTGGCGAGGACCTTCAGGAGGGCGTTGGCCCGGCATACGATGCAGCCAAAAAGACCCCAGTGACGAACGATGGTCTGCTGTCCACTATGGACGATCTCTACGGTAGATTCCCAGAGGCCCGTGCCGGCGTGGAGAGGCTTGCAAGAGAGGCTGGAGTACCCGCACCTCTGTGGAAGGAGGGAGCGGACGGAGTTGCCGCTAGGACGGATGCTCCAACCATAGGAGAGGCTGACCACCTTATGCGACTGTTGCGCGACCTCAAGGGGGAGCGTTACAGCAACAATCAAGGCACCCTTGCCGACTCTGCAAACACGGCATACCGAGGTTTGAGGGATCAGCTTGATGAGGCGGCCCCAGATTTGGCGGCTGCCAGAAGGAAAGTCAGAGAGAGTAACGTACTAAATGAGGGCTTTGATGACTTCAGCGGCTCAGTGTCTGCTGACGCAACAACTAAGCAGGCCAGACTAACTCAGCAACAGAGGCAACTTGCCAGCAACGGCGAGGGCGACATGCTCCCCAGTTACATGGAGGGCGCCAAGAGGGCGGCCAGCAAGCAGATAGCAAACGCCATTCGCGGCATGTCTACCGGCGGCTCTGAGGCAGTGAAGAAGTTTTTGCAGGAGGGCAGCAACCAGAGAATGCTTTTAGAGATGGTTGCAGATGGCACTGATATTACCCCTCTATTGAAAAAACTTGATCTGGCGGCCACCTCTAGGACCGCACAGCAGAAGCTACTTAACCCGAGCGCCACGGCTGGCATACAGGCAGCTACGGACCGGATCGGCAATACAACAAACCTGAGTCAGTTATTCACTGCAATGCAGGGAGATCCCCGCGCCATCGTCGCAATGGCTGACAATATTGGCAAGTCGTTGAAGCAAAAAATTAAGCCACAGGAGATTGACGAGGTAATGAGCATATTACTAAGCGGAGACCCCAAGGCGATCAAGGCGGCATTTAATGGGACGGGCAAACGAGCAGTGCTGACTAGAGAGCTTTGGACTCGCTTTTCTGCCGCGATCCCTGCAGCCGCATCCGGTGACGTGGCGGCAAGCAATAATCAATTTATAGAGGGTCGCGCACAATGAATAAACCCAAGCCGTTATCAGATAAGGAGATCCGTAACGTCGTGAAGGCGGCTATCGAGGACTCCGTCAGCTACATCGAGTCCGAGGTCTCTCCTTCTAGGGAGAAGGCCATGCGCTACTACGATGGCCGGTGCGATGTTGGCTACGAAGAGGGCCGTTCTAAAATTGTCTCCACAAAAGTCAGGGACACTATCCGCCAGATTAAGCCTAGCCTAATGCGGGTCTTCCTGCAAGCCGAGCACCCTGTCGAATTTATCGCCAGCAGCCCGGCACAGGCACAGGCGGCAGAGAACGCCAGCCAGTACTGCAAGATCATATTCAACAAGCAGGGCGGCTACAGTCTGCTGCAGGACGTATTCCACGACTCGCTGCTATCTAAGAACGGTATTGCGAAGGTCTACTACGACTCTCAGGAGTCGCAGGAGATATTTGAATACGCCAACCTGACCGACCAAGAAATGCAGATGATCGGCATGGCTCAGGACCTCGAGATACTCGAGCACGAGTCGCTCGAAAGCGTATCCGCCGAGGGTATGCCCTCCATGAGCCACAGCGTGAAGGTGGTCAAGACTACCGAGACCGGCGAGATCAAGATGGAGTCGGTACCACCCGAGCAGTTCATTATCGACCCTTCGGCAAGCTCCATTGAGGACTGCCAGATCGTTGGCCAGCGCATGGACATGACCGTGGGCGAGCTGATTGAGATGGGATTCGAGTGGGCCGACGTGGAAGGGCTGGACAGCCTCGAGAGCGATAGCGAGTCACTCGAGCGACTTAACTACGACGACGGCAGGGACGACATCGACCCCTCTAACCGCGAGGTGCTGGTCACTGAAGTTTATATGAAGGTGGACGCAGAGGGCTCAGGCGTACCGCAGAGCTACAAGTTCCTGATGGGCGGCACCAACTACAAGATGTTGAGCTTTGAGCCTTGGGACGACATCCCCTTTATTAACTTCTGTGCGGACCCTATTCCCCACTCATTCTTCGGCCAGTCTATTGCCGACGTCCTGTTTGGCGAGCAGGACTCTGCCACCGTGGTGCTGAGAGGCATCCTAGACAACACGGCACTGGTCAATAACCCGCGCACGCAGATACTAGACGGCGCCTGCAACATAGATGACCTGCTGAACAATGAGATCGGTGGGATCGTCCGGGTCAAGAACCCAGACGCAATCAGGCCGCTCACGGTGCCCTTTGTGGCTGCTGAGACACTCGGCGCCCTCCAGTACCTAGACCGCAACTGTGAGGCCAAGACGGGCGTTAGCGGAGCCTCTAACGGACTCAACGCAGACACCCTGAAGGCCGGCACAAGCGCAGCAGCGGCTAACGCAATGGTCTCTGCCAACAACGCAACGCTTGAGCTGATCGCACGAAACCTCGCAGAGGGAGGCGTCACTAAGCTATTCAAGCGTCTCCTGAAGCTGGTAATCGAGAACATGTCTCAGGAGCAGATGATGCGCGTCTCTGGTAGCGACTATGTCGAGTTCAACACCAGCCAGTGGTCCGCTGACATGGACGTGCAGGTCAACGTGGGACTGGGCACTGGTAACGAGCAACAGAAGCTCATGGCGCTACAGCAGGCGATGATGGCTCAGGAGAAGATCATCTCCCAGTTCGGTCTGCAAAACGGCATCGTTGGGCCTAAAGAAATCACCAACACCGTGGCCGACATGCTACGCCTAGCGGGCGTACAGAACGCTGACCGCTACTTCCAGCCCGTGGACGATGCCAAGGCCCAGCAGATGATGCAAATGGCCCAGCAGGCACAGCAACAGCAACCAGACCCCAACGCAGGGCTAGTCCAAGCCGAGCAGGTCAAGGCGCAGGCACAGATTCAGATAGCTCAGGCCGAGATGCAACAGAAACAGCAATTCAAGATGGCCGAAATGCAACAGAAGCAGCAGGACGACATGCAACAGCTGCAGGCACGCTTTGCCGAGGACGCTATGGACCGAGACCTCGAGAGGGACAAGCTCGACGCCAAGATAGCACTGGACGCTGCGGCACTAGACAACAAGGCGATGTTCGACGAGGCATCGCTATACGCAAAAATTAACGCGCCAAGGATGGGGCAGTAAATGAATCGAAAAGAATTAGCGGACAGGGTGAGGGCACTTCGCAATGACGAGACCCTTATCTATGTCCTGAGTGGCATACAGGAAGATGCTACTAAAACATTCCAGAACCCACACTCCGAGGAGGAGAAGGTTCTCGAATCCTATCAGGCCATTAAGGCGATAGGTTACTTAGAAACGGCATTCGACGCCATTGAGGCAGATGCCAAAATTGACAGGGAGTCATAGCATGAGTGAACAGGAATTAGTTGATACCGGGCCAGAATCAGGATCACCAGCCCGCGACGATCTTGGACAATTAACGGACGAGGCGTTACTTGAGCAGATGTATGAGCGAGAGGAGCCTAGCCCTGTCGATGAAGAGGGGTCAGAAACCGTAGCAGAAGGGGAGTATGACGAAGAGGAGGAGGAGGCTGATACCACCCTCGATGAGGACGATCAGTCGGACGATTCCGTAGAGGAAGATGACGAAGACGAAGAATACGCAGACGATGATTCCGGTAAGGAGCCACAGACTTTCGCCGTCAAGATTGATGGTAAGGAAGTTACGGTAGACCTAGAGGAGTTAAAGAGAGGCTATTCAGGTCAGAGTTTCATCAACCAGAGCATGCAGAAGGTGGCTCACCACCGAAAGGAGACCGAGCAGCTCTTTGCACAGCTCTCACACGAGCGCGGGCAGATACAGCAAGCCTTCCAGATGTTGCAATCTGGGGCACTGTCTACACCGCCAGTGGCACCCGATGAGGCGCTATTCAACAGCGATCCCATGTCCTACATGGAGCAGAAATTAGCCTACGATCAGCAGGCTAACGAGTACCAAAATAAGCTCAGCTACTTGCAGCAGCAAGTTCAAGAAAATCAGGAAGTGCAGACTCACGCAAAGCAGGTCTACCTCGCAAGAGAGGCCGAATTGTTGCAGGGCTATGCCCCTGAGTTGTTTGACCAAAACACGGGTCAAGGTGCGAAAGACAACCTCGTGGCTACAGCGGCTGAAGCTTATGGCTTCGCACCCGAAGAGCTGGCGATGTTGATGGACCACCGACACGTCCGGGTCCTTATGGACGCAGTGAAGTACAACAACTTGAACAGCGCATCTGGTAAGAAAAAGGTTGAGCAGAAGGTCAAGAACGGGGTCGTGCGCGGTAAGAAGCGCAAGGTCAGCGCCGCACAGGCGTCACGAAAGAAGATGAAGCAGAAGCTCAAAGAGTCTGGAAGCATTGAAGACGCGATGGGCTTAATTCTTGAGTAAATAACTTTTCTTTAAATATTTTAGGAGATACAACAATGGCTACAATTGGTACTTCATACGGCGGAGACTTGAACCGCCCCGGCTACACCGACGAGGGTGGAATCACTGGTATCCGTGAGGACTTGTCAGATATCATAACGGACATCAGCCCCACAGAAACTCCGTTTTACACCAAGTGTGGGAAGACGACTACCAGCAACACCTACACCGAGTGGCAGACAAGCGAGCTTCGTGACGCAGCAGTAACGGGTCACGTTGAGGGAGCTGACACGTTGTCTGGTTTCAACCCAACAGTACGGGTCGGCAACTACACGATGATCCAGAAGGAAGGCTTTAAGGTCTCTGGCACCGCTGAGAAGCTGTCACTGGCTGGCCGAAACAAAGAGTACGCATACCAAGCACTGCAAGCTGGTAAGGCGCTGAAGCGTGACCTCGAGATGGCCCTTCTGGGTACTCAGGCTCGTGACGCTGGCTCTACCACCAAGGCTCGCATGTTGTGTGGCGTGGGCGGCTGGATCACTACCAACACGGTAGGTGACGCAACCTTCCCAACTGCTGCAGACGGCTCTGGCGGATTCGCTGCCGGCTCTGGTGCTGCCTTTACGCAGGCTGACTTTGACAGCCTCTTGGAAGCTATCTGGAACGCAGGCGGAGAGCCAGACCGTATCTACCTCGCGTCTGACTTGATGGCTGCTGCAGTAGCGGTGCTCGAGGGCAACAACAACCAGCGCAACCAAGTGTCACCAGACAAGGTTAATAACAACCTCGTTCGGTACCAGACGCCTTGGGGCACTGTGACGTTTGTTCCTGACCGCTTCATGCCTGCTGGATCTATCTACGTTGTAGATTCTAGCAAGTGGAAGGTCTCAACCCTTCGCGGCTGGAAGCAAGAGAAGCTGGCCAAGACTGGCGACTCTGTCCACGGTCAGATCGTTGGTGAGCACACTCTGGTGTCTCTCAACGAGAAGGCAAGCGGGCACATGGCCTCTTACACTGCCTCAGCAGCCGCTGGCGGCGAGTAAGTAGGAACGCGACAGCCCTCCTCCGGGAGGGCTTTTTCATACCTATCAAGGAAGATAAATGAAGATTGCAGGGACACTAGAAATTCAAGACGACGGTTCACTACTTCATATCGAGAAGTTTTCGGACAGTCACGCATTTAGCGAGGCGGAGCACGCTAGAGCGGCAAGAAAGCACAAGGGCGGCAAGCTGCTGGACTTTGTGAGTTACGAGTGCGAGCCACAGTACAGCTACCCACCGTGGCTGGAGCAGATGTGGAGTCAGAAGTGGGGCATAAGGCTGGACGACCCAGCCATAGAAGACGTGGTGCAGATAGAGCTTAACTCGGGCGAATACGAGAAATTTAGGATTTAATCTATGAGTTTATTGGGTGTAGGAGCGAATATTGTCGAGCTGGGCCTAAAGAAGGTCGCAGACGAGAAGGCCGCTAAGATCGCCGCGCTGAGAGCTGAGGCAAATGCCGCGAGGTTTGGCGGGGATGTTGATGTCTCGTACAGGGGAGATCATGTTGCCCCTAGTGCGGAGTATGGGGCGCCGCTCCACAACATAACCGAAATGATACCAGAAGACGTTTACGGGCCAGCCGGGCGAAGACTGTACGGTCTTGGGAATGATGCTGTAGACGAGGAAGCCTTCGGGGTTTTGAATGCTGTAAGAGGAAACCCAGACGCGGAAGTTCAGATGTACAGGGCCGTGCCTTCTGACGCACCAGATCAAATTGCAGATGGAGATTGGGTAACTACCAGCAGGGAATACGCCGACATGCACGGCCAAAACACCCTTAATGGTGACTACAAAGTGCTAGAGGAGCCAACATTTGCGAGAAGGCTTCAGTCTGAGGGGTATCCATACGAGTTCGGTTATATGGAAAACGGGTTTGCCGACCCTAGACTGTTGGCAGGTACGGCGGCGGGCGCTTCTGGTTTGCTGGCGCTTGGGGCATCTGATGACTCTGAAGCTGGGCCTCTGGCAAAATCTATAAGCAAAGCCTTGAATCGTCAAGATGACGTGAATTTACCTTGGTCAAGCGAGGCGACGTATACACACGATCCCTCTGGCGGCTTTATGCGGCTCGGAATATACCCAGACGGCACGGCCTCGACTTTAGGGCTGGAGGTTCCAGAGGAGTTTAGGCGGGGCGGTATTGGCAGCGAGCTACAGGAATCTGCGTTGCTTGATTACCCAGAAATGCAAGGCCAAGTATCGTCCAAGTCGGCATTAAAAAACGCATATCGATTAGGACGGCGACCTGTTGAAGAGCCAGAGGCAACATTAGAACGCGCCTTGGAAATGCAGAGAGAGGCCAGCTCTGTGAATATGCGAAGACCACCAGAGCAAGGCAATGCCGACCCCAGATTGCTGGCGGGTACGGCGGCAGGCACTACTGGTTTGCTGGCAGCGCCAGCTCTTATGAAGGATGAGCCCGTTGATCCCACTGCACCATTGCCGGCACCGTCTTTTGGTGAGCAGATGGGTAAGGCTGGGGAAGTTCTGATGACGATACTGGATGCGCCCATGACGGGCTGGCAGGGTATTGCTAGGGGATTGTCTGGCGTGATGAATGGCGAGGACGTGGTCACTGCCGGCGCTGAGGCCAATCACATGATGAAGGGGGGAAGTGAGGAGGGATTTAGTCGCCTTGGCGATAAGGTCGAGGGTTTGCTCAGTCCGATAGACAAGCGATTCCCCTACCTAAATGCTGGTAAGTCTGCCGGGGACACTGTCGGCTTGCTGGCCAGTTTAATTGCCCCGTTTTAACATTGTTCCCGAGGATGTTCCCGAAAAAGGTGGCTACTCTCGACACGCCACGTCCTTGTGGCTTACTATATATGGCTCCGTCTGCTGGGCTCGAACCAGCGACCTACTGATTAACAGCCATCGGGTCACAGCCCTGAGAGCTATATAGTACGTCGATTTCACCGTAAACTTGTTCCCGAGAATTAAATATTTAAGCTAGTTTATAGGCCGTTTCGTGTTTTTGTTCCCGAAGCGTTTTCGCTTTGGCACGTCACGAAACCAGTTGACGCCCCTAGTCTGCTGCACGGGGACGTGATTCATCCGCAGGGGGACGCACAATTCATTTTCCCATACCTCAACGTCACCGATTATGAAGTCACCGGGTGGCTTCGACCTGCTGAAGTTTCCGAACATAAGTCTTCCTCATTGAGGGGCTGCGGTGCCCACTATGGTTGGTTTCGTGGTCGCTCACGCCCTTAGATTTGAGGTCATGGAACGGAAAAGGCTCAATACCTGCCTTTTTCATATTGGCCTGTAAGCGCCTCCATGCGCTCCTAAAGCCACTCTCGCTGTACTGGTAGCATATATGACTGCCACCCCTAACGTCGCCCACAGCGGCTCTGAGGCGGTCTGAGAGCATTGTTAGCTCTCCTTCGCTGCCTTTTAGCCTCCTGAGCGTGACATGGGTGTCAGACACGTCTTCAACTGTCAGGTTTAGCACCTCGGACAGCCTAGCCCGGAGTAGATACGCCAGCTCCATCATCTGTGATATAGGTGGCGGCGCCATCCTTAGCACCGTCTCAAACTCGTCATCCGTGACGTATCTCTCTCGGGGGGCCTCCCGATTGAGCTTCACACCTATACATGGGTTGTCAGGCACCTCGTAACGCTCTAGCGTCCAGTTCCACGCAGACTTAAGCACCGCTATCTGGCGGTTGGCTGCGACTGGGCTGGGATAGGCGTCTAGGTAGCTCCTGACGGTCTGTTTCTTGACTTGCGTTAGCTTCGCATCACCAAATCGAATCGCTCCCACAGGGGCTCCTATGAGCTTCTCGATGGCCTTTGAGTAATCCTTCTGAGACTTAGGCGACAGCTCCTTGAACCGATCACTATCGCGGTACAGGTTGAGCAGCCATCCCACCGTATCCTTTGGCCCACTGGTCAACTCCTCGTAAGCCTTCCAGACCTCGCTCATGGTGGCGTCTGGCGGGGCCAAGAACACTGTCGGGCCCCACTTTATCTTGCCTAGTACGCGCCCTAGATAGGGCTTGTATCGATAGCCGTACTTGTCACTTAAACAGTATGGTGGAAGTTTGCTTTTCGCCATCGAGATCCTCGCTCAGAAAGTCACTGGTTGTCCGGGGCTTTCCGTCCCCGCCGATGACGTATCGTATGCGATGTTCCCGAAGAAACGCAATCACCTTGCTGACCTGCTTGTAGCCTGACAGCTCCTGCAGCGCCTCAAAGGGCACTACAGGCACGCGACAGCTCCAGTATGTTGTAGGTGATCACGAATGCCACGGTGGCTCCGATGATTACTAGGCCCACGGTGTTGAGTGGTCGCCATACTCTTTTAGTCATAAATCCTCCGAAATAAAAAAGGGGCCGAAGCCCCTTGTAGGTTTAGTTGATCGCTAGAAGGGGAGGTCTGTGTCGACCGCCGCCATAGCCGGGGCCTGTGCCGGTGCTGACTGGCCCTGCATGGCTGGGTCTGGCTTCCATGTGTCCACGGTTGCGTGACCCTTGCCAGCCTTCGACAGCTTCATGTCGATGTTGACCCACTCCTCTCCGGGGTTGGCTGCCTTAAACTCGCGCATGAATTCGGCAAACTGAGGCAGGTTGATAGAGCCCTTCGCGATAACGAAGTCTGGCGCGTTTGGGTGCTTCTGCTTGGGGTAGAAGCCTTTGACTAACATTGATTCTTCATAGCTCATAATCACTTCCCTGTAGTTGATTGAATGAATTGTTGATCCTCTGCGCCCAGTCTGGACCACAGAGCTGTCTTCTCGTAACCAGTCAGCTCACCTATTGTCTCCAGCAATAGATCAGTGTCGTCTCGCTCCCTTGCGGCTACCACCATCTCAGAGACGCTGTCAAAGAACAGATTGGCGGTGCGTAATGCACCTCTATAAGCGTCCTTGAACTTTGTCTTCTGACCTGACGGCGCCTCGTTAAACAAATCGGTTCTGGTCCTCTCATCCAGCCCGGTAACGTACTCGTGAAACTTACTGTGATCGCCCGAGTCGATAAGGCGTGACACAACATCGAACGGTGACTCGTCAACCAGACCCTTCACCTTGGTGTACAAAGAAAGTCCGCAGCCGTGCATCGCGATGCACTTAACAAGACATCGCATGTTCGCGTCCGACACGTCTCTCGACGATGGGTTTAGGATGCTCTTGTTGCGGTTATCCATAACCGGCAGCCTCATGGTGTGGGTAAGTCCCTCGACCGTGACGCTCATCTCGACCATCACAGAGCCATCGGGGAACGTCTCCTGCTCACCATAAAAGTATGTGCTGCCGGGATAGTCCTCGCACAGTTTCGTCCAAGCTACGCCCCATGATAAGAAGTCAAGGTTGCCCTTTCTCTCTATGCCCTCGGACACATCCTTTCTACTCAGCTTTACAAAGCGATTTTCTTCTTTCATTTAGCCTCCTTGCTCTTCTTCCATGATTAACTTATTGAGATACCACTGGGCCTTCTTCAAGTCCTCCAAGGCGTTACCCTTGAACCGATGACGGTGTAGGTACTTGTGTAAATTCCCCAAGAGATAGTCGCGAACACCTGAGCCTAGTTGCTGCTCGATATATGCTATCGCCTCGACCTCACCAACCCGGTAGTGGTCTGGCTGGTTCACCGGGTCAGGCACATAGGGCACCTCTTTGGGCGACCGGTTGTCGTAGAAGCGACTGGTCACCGCGTCGTACTCCTCTGGCTTTGCGTCAATACTCATTCATCCACCTCCTTCTTGTATTTGTCGCTACTCAGCAGCCCGCATGCGATCCAGTAGATCACCACGAAAAACACTACGGGTATGAGTACCGGAAAGAGAACCAGCATGAATAGCGTCATAAGGACATCGCCTACGCTGTACTTACTCATAGTCTTCCTCCTTGGGTACGGTGTCCTCCCAGTGGTATGTCATGCCGATATATAGACCTAGCGGAATCCAGATGGGCGCCGTCAGGATCATAAGGGCCCAAGAGATCACGCTGTAAAACTGATCCTCAAAGGTCCTAGTACTCATCCGCAGCCTCCATCCGATCCTCTGCTATAGAAATCACCTTGTACGCCTCGTCGCATAGCGCGTCCCAAGCGATGCGGTATTTCGTGATGTCTATAACGTGAGCATTCGCCAGCTCCCTGATTGAAGACATAGGCACCTCCTCACACGCTGACACGTCGCGGATGAATTGCCACAGCTCTTGGCGCCTCTCCTCTTGCTCTCGGTTACTCATACTTGCTCCTTAAATAGTTGAGGCTGACCGGCATCTCGTCGAAGCTGCCGTCATTGACCTCGTTAAGGACCCACACACCTGCCCACGTTGTAGACGTGCCTGTCTGTGGCGTTAAGTACTCCTCGTCGTGCTGGTAGTAGATGCCCGCAAAGATGCCAGTAATACGGGCGCCGTCTGCACGCTTGGCGTAGGCGATCTGGCGGTCTTGGACGTGGCCCATAACCGTGCTCATGTGCTTCTTATTGAGCATGGTTGCCGCGCTACTGACTGGCCGACCCATGACTCCGCTAGTAAAGAAGTGCGAGTAGGCCACACCGTCAATGGTCACAACGTCGAGGTAGTCGTGCACCTTGAAGCCGTGCTCCTCTAGGTTGAAGTCATCGAACGACATCAGGCACTCCAGCTCCGCGCTGTCCTCTACCGCCCGGACGATACGGTTCTCGTGGTTGCCCAGTGTGAAGTGCAGCTCCGGGTCCCATGCCTTGCGCTTACCCTTCTTGCGTCGGGTGATCTCTGCCCTAATGGGTGCCATGAACGCGTCCATAGCCTGACAGCCAGCGTCGATGTCATTGACGTAGCGGCGACCCTCAAACGACTTCTTGCCCTTGTCATAACTGCTGAGACTCTCCATGTCCCACCAGTCGCCAATAACCACGATCACGTCTGGCAGCATCTCGACCGCGTACTGACCCGCCCACGTTAGGTGGTCGGTAGTGCATCCCGGCTTCTGCTGGACGTCAGGTATCACTAAGTGTCTTCGTCCTCTGGACGTAGCTGTAGACTTCAAGATCGGCCTCCTTGCCTTTGGCTTTGCGTTCGAGTTCACCGTCGAGTCGCTTGCTCTCTTCTCGATAGTGGGCTGAGATTGCTCCTTTTGCGTTTTGTCTGGCGTACTGGGCTCTGCTCTTGCAGGCTTCCCTCTGAAGAAGCGCGTTAAGCGATGCGTCAGTCTCGTCTCTTCCATGAATACCTCCGTGAATTTCGCGGTACAACTGCGTGTGTGCCGTTGGGAAACCCTCTAAATAATTATGACAATAGGCGCATAGCGACAGCGCATTCTTGGGGTCGTAGCGTACCGACCAGTGGCCACGAGAAATGTAGTGGCTGCACTGCAGACCCTGCGGCCTGTCGGTGTAGTCCTTCTCGCATCGCTGGCACTTCCACTCCGCTGCCTTACGAATGCAATCGCTAAAGTGCTTGTCGGCTATGTTGCGTTTGATCTTGCCGCCAAAGCTCATTGCAGGTCCTCCACGGCCTGAATGCGCTCGCCTATCCACTTCATTACGGGAACAGCCATCGAATTACCCAGAGCCTTGTAGCGTGGCCCGTCTGGACAGTTCTCTGGCTCCTTGTTGCGCCAAGATATCTGCGTGAAGCCATCGGGGAATCCCTGCAGCCTCTCGCACTCGGTTGGTGTAAGGCGCCTGACGCTAAGACCTTCGCGCACATAGCTGGTCTGCTTCATGCCGGGGCTGGCCGCCAGAGCGCCCGAGTAAGGCATCTCCCTGAGCTCATCCCTGCTGTTCTGAGCAAACGCCACAGCCATAGGGTCAGTTTTCAGCGTGGGGCTAACATTGATCCCTGCCGCCGCCGCGTCACAGGCGTTTGCGGTTGACTGAAAACCGATAACAGCCTTGCCCTCATTCACCCACTGGTTACAGCCCCACTTTTCGTTGTCTTTGGCGCAGAGCGTTGCCATTAACTCAGGGTCGCTTCCGGATCCGATCTGCATTGGCACAATGGCCTCGCACTCTACTCGCTCGTTTCCTGTGCGACTGAATGGAGGGCCAGTTGTAACAGCGGGGGCAACTTTTTCCCCCTCTTCTCTGCTCGGCGCAGGATTCCCTGACAGGCTTTCGCGCTCAAAAAGAACCGCGGCGGCACGTCTCCAGTCTCCAAGGTATCCGACAACGAACACACGGCGGCGTCTTTGGGCCACTCCGAAGTATTGAGCGTCAAGAACCCGGTAGGCGAACCCATACCCGATTTCAGCCAGCGCCCCGAGGAAGCTTCCAAAGTCCCGTCCTCCGTTTGATGACAGGACGCCGGGGACGTTTTCCCAGACCAGCCACTGTGGCCGCTTTCGTTGAGCAAGCCTAATGAATTCGAGTGCCAAGTTGCCACGGTCGTCATCCATGCCGCCTCTGAGTCCTGCGACGCTGAATGATTGGCAGGGTGTTCCTCCGACAAGCAAGTCAATTGGTCCATAGTCATCCTCCGTGATGTCTGTGAAATCTCCATGACACGGCACGTCTGGGTAGTGGTGCTGCAGTACAGCTACCGGAAACTTCTCGATGTCAGAGAAGAATGCGGGCTCCCATCCAAGTCCATGCCACGCCTGCGTAGCGGCCTCTATGCCACTACAGACGCTTCCGTACCTCATCAGTGCAGGTCTTTCTTGCTAGGCACCAGCGTCAGGTGTGGCTTGTCATCTGCCACAAACTCAACCTCAAGCTCAAGAGGGTGAATCCAGAGCATTCTCATGCCATCGGTAGCCTCCTCTACCGCAGCAAGAGCCGAGTCCTCGTCGTGCCCGCTGAGTAGTAGATGATCCATTACCGCAGCACTCGAGTAGCAGGGCACTGGCGTACCGTCGTCCTCGAATACGGCCCCTAGTAATGCGTCCGCGTACTCGTCACCTAATAGCTCGATCATTTCAACCTCCGTGTCGTCGTCCATGATTAATCCTCCTCTGTCTTTGTCGGCTTGGTGTGGTAGCAACCCTCATCGAGTACCGTCTGCCCTCCAAAGAAGTCAGATCCACCCATGCTTGACCAAGGCGTGTAGTCCCATCCACGTTCCGCTATCCAGCCCATGTGGGCGGGGCAGACTCTGCGTGGCGGGATGATTTCAATGGCGCCGCCAGAGCCAAGGAAGTCCTTGATCTGACCGGCGATCCGTTTCCGTAATCGTTGCTTGCTGAAGTAGTCCATTACTTCTTACCTCCTAGAGCTAACGCCGTGCGGTAGTGATCCCTCACCAGCTCGTGAAGATGCTCAGGCACATGAACCAACATGAACCCGCGCTGTCTCTCGGCGTCTCCCTTCATTTGCAGTAGTGCATCGGCGTACTGGCGAGGGGCACGCTCTGCCCCCCACCAATCCTTCTGGCTCACAGCTCGCAGGCGTCACCGACACAGGCCGCAGTCTTCGCGCCCTCGGTGGTGTCACCTCTCTCGTAGCTGGGTAGCAGCGACCAGTCGATAGGGTTGATCCCGTTGACCGCGTAGTTAAACGTGGCCTCATCAATCTCCTCGTATGGCGCCTGCTGGTAGGTGCCGCCGTCGTGGGGCAGGAAGCTCATCCCGATCAGACTGTCCCAGTTCTTCCACATCCACGAGCACGCGTCGTACCATGAGTCGTCGGTGTAGTAGGTGGTGCAGCTAACCGTGTGGGTCGCCCAGTTCTCGCCGTAGCACTTCGCAAGCTCTAGCTGGTCAATGGTTCCGACTTGGCTAGTGGTCAGTGCGTGCTCTGGTGACTTGACATAGAAGTCAAACACCACCGTCGTCTCTGGCTGCATGACGCACTTCTCGTGTGGCACTCCTTGATCGATCAGGAAGCTGGTAATTGGATCGTTTACCGAATTTCTCAGGCGCCTTATATAAAAATCGCTGTAGCGTGGGTGAATCCCGGAGCTTGCATCTACCAATTGACTGACCGTACCCGATGGCTTAATCACGGATACTGATGTGCTTGGGTTAATGCCCAGCCTCTCAGCCCAATCCTCGTTGACCTTCTCAGCGTGGTCGCGTAACTGACGGAGCCAGCTGCCTAACTTCTCCATGCCTTCCTGACCTGACATAACAGCGTGATCACAGATACCCGTCATGCTGACACCCAGCAGTCGCTCCTCGTCGCAGTTGTCCTTCCATACCTTCCGCAGGTAACGGAAGTCGGTCAGCGTTGACTGCAGCGTGCCAAAGATCGCGGCTATCTCGACCTTCTTCTTGAGCGAGGCAAGCGTGTCGTTCTCACGGATGACAACCTCGGATAGATTGCACATTTGATTCGGTCGCAAGATCACCTCTAAACAGGGATTTCCACCCCAATCGTGATCGTGTTCTCGCCTACCGTGGTCGCGTAACTTCTTGCGTGCACCCTCGCGGTTGAAGATGCCACGCTCGCCTGAGTAGCTCTCGTACAGCGCCTTCATCTCTGCTTGGAACACAGCGAAGTCTGGCTTTTCTGTGTACGCTGCCGAGTTGTTAGCTAGCGCCCGGTGACCGTGCTGGTCATACCAAGCACCAGACTTGGCCATCCGCATACGGTCATCACTGACGTTTGATAGGCTGATCATGGCGCTACGTCGGACACCGCCAACGACTACCGCCTCGCCGATCTTGGTCATGATGTCGTGGCACTCGATGCTGTTGAGCTGACGACCTGCTGCGCCCTTAAACACCCGGACGGTAAACTCAAAGAGGTCAACCAGTGGCTGTGGACCTGAAGCCCTGCCGCCAAACGTCTTGAGCCGCGCACCTGATGGCCTGACGTTGCTAACGTCCCACTTGGGAATGTGTCCCGAGTAGAGCAGGCTAATCAGCTGCCGCAAAGATGACGCCCAGCCCTGCTTGCTGTCAGGAACATTGATCACGGTGTCGCTGGTGTGCATGTCCTCGGGCACCTCGGGCAGCTTGGCAATGTTCTGCCGCTCTACAGAGAAGCCGACGCCGCAGCCACACATGAGCAGGTAGAAAGCCTCGTCGAATGCCCGGACGTGATCGACTGCTGTATAGCAACAGTTGAACCCGGCGGCATTGTCACGATCCAGTGCCTCGCCTGCCGTCCACAGTGCTCGCATGCTTGGTACACAAGATAGGCTGGTGATGGCCTTGGTGAGCCGGTCAGCTTCCTCTGCGGTGATCTTGTCCTTGTTGAGCCAGTAGTCGGTGTAACGCTTGGCTGTTTCCGGGAAGGTCTCACGGCGCTCCTCATCGTCCAGCCACCGGGCATAGCGAGATGCCGCGATCAGTGTTTGATAGTCACTTAATTTGCTCAATGGTGTATCTCCTAGTTAGTAATAAATGCCGATCTCAGGCAGCCGAAAGGGCTGCTTTACGAAGTGCCCGGTAATAGGTTGTTTTCGGGATTCCATAGCGCCTGTTTGCCTCGGCGAAGCCAAGCGATAGAACCTCGTCAAGATTCCATCGATCAGATGCCCTCTTGCCGTCCCATCTGGCGAGGCCGCTTACCCGGCAAACCTCCTTTGTCTGGTCAGAGTGAGACATACCAAGCGCCGGCTGCCTTCCCTGCCTTGACGCCGACAGCTTCACCTTCCATTCACCTATAGATTCCTGTGGGACACAAAACCCTCCCATACCTCCCGAGTGCAGGTTGTACTTCTTCTCTCCGTTGGCGATCAAATTAACCTCCATCGCACGAATAAAAGCTTCTGAGGAATAGCAAAGCACGGTCATCTCAAAAGAGTCCTTGCCGTATGAGCGCATCGCGTCATATAGGGGCGTCTTCCTGCCGTTCTTGGCAAAGTGGCAATGCGATCTCCATCTCTGCTGCGGGTTATTTGATATCCCGTAATACACAGTCCCACTAACTAAGTTAGTGATCCTATAAAGCGCCATAAAGCTATCCATCCTTGGCCTCCAATTCGTTCAATCTGTTAAACGCTTCCGACAGCGTGAGCTCCTTCAGAAAGGGTATTGGCCCATCGATGTCGTCGAATCTATCCGAGACGTAGTCTCTAGCTGAGAGCTCTCCGGTAAACCACCTGTCGGGTCCACTCCCTGCGACCAAGTAGACCGTTCGCTCTTTGATTTTTTGCATTCCTTGTCCTCCCTCACGTCGATAGGTTTGTATTGCCGTGCCCGGCTGTTGCAGAGCAGGCGTGCTGATTGATGCTTATAGAGGGACACACGGCCCTCCCATGCCGAGAAGCGAGATTTCAAGACCGATAGCGAAAAATCACCAAAGCTGTCGTCTACCTCCTCGCCAGCCCTCTTCGCTGCCGCCTTCTTCTTGTCCTCGTGAATAACCAGCACTGCCGCTGCCGCGTTGACTAGGTGACTGGAGCCGATGAACGACTCCTTCCCGGGCGGCTTTGACTCACCGTCTGGGCCACTAGGTTTTCTGGCGTGGTGAACGACAACCACCGCCATCTCGTAGTCTCTGGCGGTTGCTGATAGCTGTTGGAAAAATTGCTTTTCTAAAGATAGGTCATCACCTAGATCAACTTGATATAGGCAATCGAGAACAAACATTGAGCAACCGAGTAGGCGCTTGCTGTCCTTGACCATCTCTAAAACTTCTTCCGGTTTAAGCACGTCGTGACTGTCAACGATGTGCAGTTTTCCGTCTGCCCATGCGGCAAACTCCTTCAGATAACTGTCCGGAGGAGATGCGACACATGCAGACTGTGAGGCCAGTATTTCGTAGAGATTGGCATTGGTAAGTTCAAGCGAGGCAATGGCGACCTTGTGGCCCGTCGCACAAGCGTGCAAACACCACTGGTTAATCACCGTTGATTTAGAGTGCCCGCTATAACCTCCGAACAACGTGATGCCAGTCATGGGGATCTCCCACGGTAGCTTCGACCAAGGGCTTGAGATGCCCTGTATCGGATTCTCACGCTCCTCGATTACCTCGTCTACTATACTGCTGGGGTCTCGAAAACGTCCGAGGCCCAGTCCTACTAAGATGTCTGTCTCTAGGTCATCAAACATCAAAGCTCAACTCTTGTACCTCGTCGCTCTCGTCCCATCCATCCATCAGAGACACAGCCAAATCATAGAGGTCGTCATTACTGAGGCCCTCGACGCAGTAGCCGAAGTCCTCAACGTATTCCATCATGTCTTGAATGCTCATGTTCTCAAGCGTGTTGAGCCGTACATTGCTAACTGTACGCATATCTATCCCCTTTCCTTGGGCGAAAAAAAAGGAGCCCTTAGGCTCCCTTCTTGCGGTTTTTAAATTGTTTGTCCGGGTCACTGTGGACGTGGATGATCTTCACGTCTGGCGGCGCATCGAAGTGTAGCTGCGGCCTGCTACCCAGTGCCATTACGGTGATGATGGTGTCATCGCCCAGTAATATTTTGTCGCCCTTATCGAGCATTAATTTAAGTCCCATTACTTCCTCCTTAGGTGTTTGCCGGTGGCGAGGCACCGGTTTAGGTGGTTCTTCAACCGCTCCTCAGAGCGAATAGGCTGCCCACACTTTGGGCAGTGCGGGTATATCTTACCTTTCTTTCGAGTGTCCATACTCATCTCCTTAGTTGATAGGTGCCGACACTTGGGTAATAAGGGCAGTGGCCGCCCCAGACTAGCTTATGCGGCTAGTCGGTACTCGCTATCGTTTGCTGATAGTTTATTCCTTCGCGTTTCTGCTGTTACACAGCACGGCAGCTTAGATCGCCGCTTCTCCACATCACTTACGCTTGCCCGTCGAATCCAGAACGCCCCCCCGATTTTTGGAGGCGGCGGGAGTTGAACCCGCGTCCGAACTTACTTGTCGTGATGCTTCATCGAATTAGATAGCCCGTTCTGTTGACAAGTGGGCTAGGCTCCGGATAGGGCCTACGGCAATGGAGGCTTTTCGAGTTGCACCGCTAAGGCGCTGGCCCTTACCAAATGTGTCCTCATACGTCTTTGCGTACAAGGAAGTTTGCTCTGCCTGAGCAGAAGCATGTGGGAACCAAGCAGCGTGCTACGCCTTTGCGTACACCGTGCTCGTTCCAGCGGGTTATACCGCGTGCTAGACGGAGCTCGACGCCTCGCCATGAGGCTTCCATTCCTTTGCGGACGCACTCTGTGGCGCGTCGGTTGTTTTGTAGACGTAGCATAATAACCTCCTTAGGTTGTCACTTCTCGGTGCTGACAATCTCAACCCCGACCAGCGTGTCGCCAGCGAAGTCAAGATTAATCAGCGTTTTACTGTCCTCGTGGACGGTTGTTGTGCGGGTGATTTGCTCACCCTGTACCACATAGATGTATGTGGCGTTGGCCTCAGCGTCAAAGGTAAGGCTACGCATTAGCGAAAGCCCTACCCTTGTGCTTAACCACACCGCGACGCAAAGCCTTTTTGCGATCCGTATGGACCGCTGCCTTGTTAAAGCGGCGGGCATTTTTAGCCACTAGATTATTGACCCGCATGATTGCCTCCTTAGCGGTGACCGCCAGCCACGAAGTGACCGGGGCCAATGCAGGTGCCAACAACTTGTACTGTTGGCTGTTTAGCCCACTTGGGCAGCTTCCAGCCTTTGGTGCTTACGCAGCCGTGGCCGGGCTTGGGGTGTTGACGCTGAATATTAGCCCAGCGGTGGTTGAATGTAGAGTTTTGCATAATTGCCTCCTTAGGCTTGTTGGTTTGCAAGGAAGGATTCCCAGAGAGGGGCGAGTTGCTCCTCACTGGCACCCAGTACCTGCATTTTGCTGATGCAGGTAAGCGCATTGTCCATACGCTCCTCACCAGCTTGGTGCCACAATTGGCCGTTGGCTTCGGCCAAGTCGCCGATGCCTCCGTCCAATGCCTTGCGAGCTACATTAAAGTTGCTCCGGGCATTAGAGATGTGGCCGTTGAAGGTTTTGGTTAGTGCAGCAATACGCTGCTTTGCCCGAGGGCCTAGTTGTTGAGTTTGCATAATTGCCTCCTTAGGCTTGTTAAGTTATTTGCCGTTGCGAAATAGCTCACGGATGAGATCCGCAACAGATTTAATTGGTGAAAGGCCGCCGCGCTCCCGCTCCGAGTTAATCTCGGGCAGGTTACGCTCAAGCAGGCTGACGGCGTCCCTGTTACGGAGACGCCAGATGGCAAATGCCGCGCCACCTGCTGCCAATACACCGCCGGTAATAGCCCAACCGATAGGCGTTAGGCCAAGGAAGGTTGGTGTGATAACCCCTAGAGCCACGCCGGCAGATGTTGCCGCCGAACCGACAGCGGCAGCACCGGCAGATACAGCCGCGCCAGCACCGCTGGCAAAAGCTGCGGCGCCAGTTGCAGCGGAACCAATGCCAATGCCAGACAGCAGGGTGCTGTTGCCTGCTATGAAGGCGCCAGCCCATGTGGATGAAAGAGTACCGCCAAGATAAGAACCACCAGCGTAGGCGATCCAACCGCCTGCCGAGTGAATGACCGGGATTGCAAGTAATGGTAAAGGCATAATGCCCTCCTATTTGTTTGTGGGGTTATCCCCGAATCTGTGGGCCTTATTCAAGGCCCGTTGTGCCATCCTCGATGGCGATGAGGAGTTCCATGGGGTCCATGGTGGAGATGTCCGACATAACCCCCAGCAGCTCCCACTCCTGCGATGTGGAGAGTTCCTCCACGATTGCGCCCGTTCCGGGCTTGACAACCTGCCATGTGTCCACGACGGGGCCTTTGTGCAGTTTTTGATTTACTGCTGATACAGCTTTTGTTAATGATTTTTCCATGTTGCTACCCTCCATTGGGTTGGTTAGTAATCTCTTGCCTACATATATAGATATCACAGGGGATATAAGTAACTGAAATTACTGAAGAAAAACGGGGCTTTATATAACCCCGTTATCCAAGCGACCCCGAATCATTAGGGTCGGCACAAAGATGTGGCCCCTAGCATCAGGAACGATGGCTAGTAATATTCGGCTACGACCTTTGTCGATAGTGGCAACCCACTGGAGGTTGCCGTTGGCTTGCTTGCGCAGCTCGCCGTTGTCAATGGCGTGCTGTACTAAGCTGAGGCTGATTTGACGCTCGGCCATGCGTTGCAGGGCGTGGTGCCCAAGGATGACCTTGGTGCCGTCTGCTGATTTAAGTACCTTCTTCATGTCTATCTCCTTAGATAGTAGTTAGTAATAAAATACCTTTCTGATCGAGTTAAAGGGGCAGGCTTGGTTGTAGGCCAAGCCACTCCCTGCCGCTTGTAAGGCGGGTCGCGGGTTGTAAGGCCCGCAATCAGTGTTTGATTTGCTTTCACAAGCAGTCACTGCTGCTCACCCTGCCTAGCGTTGGCTATTGGCTTTTATTACCATCAGCACCGCCTCCTTTGGCTCACTGATCGGCCAGTGCCCGAAGGCCCAACCGTCTAAGGATCCGAGGATCCAGTCCTAGGCCGCTTGCCTAGATTGTTGTTAGTGTTCGTTAGGGTGGGTACTCGCTGCGCTTTCCCCTAGTGCTAAGTAACTCCTGTTTGACAGCCCCGGAGCGGGATAACGAACGACCCTGTTGCTGGCCTTCCGCCTAACCCCTTAGCAGGTTAGGATTGTGTTTCTGTGTTGCCGTGTTCCTAATCAATGAAGCCATTATGTACTACTCTAAGCCTAACCTCTTGACCAGTTGCGCCAAGCGTTTAACACTTTCCGCCATCGTTTTGGCTTGGTTGCTTGCGTCTTGGCTACGGGAAGATGACGCGCAAAGTCTTATGGTTATTCCCAAGATTAGTAATAAAATGCGAAATAAATGCAAGAATGGCTTACCTAAGCCAAATATTAGGCATAAAAAAGCCCCAGTTAAGGGGCTCGGTCAGCTAATTAGGGGTTATTCGAGCTCTTCTGGCTCTATGCCCAGCATCTTATCCATCATGTCCTCTACGGCCTCACGCTGCGACATGGACAGCTTGGCGTGCTTCTCAATGAGCCTGACAACCCGGCGGCTCATCAATACACCAGTCGGTAGGTGTGGCGTCACCATCGCCGTAGGGCTCACCATAAGCGTCTTGCATATCTTATCCAGAGTGGGCAATGTGCAGGCCGTGTTGCCCTTTATGGTGTTGTAGGCGGTCTTCTGCGGCATGTCCGCCCTAGCG